CCGCCATAGCCAGCCTCAACCAGCTTGCCGACCAGATCATCGACGTCTCCGTCGTGGTACTCCTCGGCGATCCCGCGAAGGTTCTTGATGAAGTCGACGAGCGTGCCCTTCTCTACTCCGGTCGGCTCGCCCTCGTCGTCGCGCTCCTCCTCGTAGTCCAAGCTCGTCTCGTTGTCGCCACCGACCACGAACGGCTTGTCCATCTTGAGGTAGACCGGCATCACCGCGCCCTCATGCTGTGCGAACTCGGCACGCGCACGGGCTTGGATGTCGGGGTCGTCGTAGTTCTTGTCCTCCTCGCCTGCGATTTGCTCGGCGCGGTTCTGAATCTTGTTCGTCAGGTCCGGCCCGAAGCCGGCGTAGTTCACCGACACGTCTTCCGGCGTGTTAGTGAAGTAGAAACCTGAGCCCCAGTCGCTTTCCGGGTTCGCCTTCGAGCGGTCGAACTGATCGAAGTCGACCGTGGTGCCGTGGTACAGCACGAGCGGCTTGCCCGTGGCGCTTCGGACCTTGCTCTTGCCAAACCAGTTCTTGAAGGCCGGCGTGTTGGTCTTCTCTCGGTTTGGCTTCGCTGCCTTGGGCTTGGGCGCAGCACCACCGCCACCGCCGCCGCTCGTCCACTTGCCGTCCTGTTCGCGCGGCTCACCCGGATCGTATTCGTCCTGAGCGATCCAGCCTTTCTTGTCGATAACGCTGCCGCTGTCGTCAGTGAACTTGAGCTTGCGCCCGTCCTTCCAAGCCAACGGGAAGCCAAAACCCTCATCCATTTCGTCCGGCGTAATACCAAGGACGTCCGCCATCCTGCGATGGGTCGCCCAAAACCCATCCCAAGCGTACACCTTCCCATCGGTGTCTTTGATCAGTCGAACCGAAGGATCGTCGTCGTCAGCGTTCGCGAGCAACGTCTCGATGTCGTCCTGCGTGGGGTTGATCGCGACCTCTACTTTGTTTTTCCCGACGTGAGCGACTGTCCATTTGGTGTTTTTCTTAGCGCCCTTCTGGAGGCCACCACCACCGGCGGTCCACTTGCCATCGGCTTCGCGCTGCTCGCTCGGATCGAAGCCGTCGCCGACGAAGCCCGAGATCAGCTTCGCGATCTTGCGCTTCGAGGCCGCGTCCTTCACCAGCTTGCGCGGGTAGTCCCACCACGCCTTCTGCGAGAGGAACTGATAGATCAGGTCGCTGAAATCGTCGTTGCCGCGCGCCGTCTTCTCGGCGATGGCCTCGGCCTGCTTCTGCGGATGGCCCGCGCGGACAAGCTCGGCGATGTTCGCCGAGATCGCAGCCTGCGACGAGCCCTTCTGGAGCGGCACGGCTACTTCTCTTTAGCCTTCGCCGCCGCGCCGTCTTCGGCCTTGCGCTTCGCCGCCTCGGCTTCGAGCATCTGCACCTTGGCCGACAGCCCGACGATGCGCGTGTTCGCTTCCGTCAAAAGCTGCTGGTAGGCGTTAAGCATGTGATCCTGCGGCGTCGCCTGTTGGGCATAGGCAAGACCCACGGTCAGGATGTATGCGGCAGCAAGAATTGCAGCAAGCAGCCACCTGTTCGTGACGCAGCCGACAACCATCTGGCGAGAGATCATTGCGCCACCATGAGCTTGTAGACCGTTCCGCCGATGTCGACGAAGATCGAGCGCGTCGTGTCCAGTACGACCGCACCAGTCTGCAACGCGCCGAACTTCCAAAGGGGAGAACTGGAGCCCGCAGGCGCACCCGTCGAAAGAGCGCTTCCTGTCGGACCGGCCATCGACGACGAGCTAAAAAGCCAAGACACGCTGTTAGTGTTGAGCGTAACGGTGGTTGCATTGATCAGGGCCGTACCACCATTCACATACCACTGAGAGTTTCCAGATGGGACGTACATGCTGGTGATGGTGATCGTGTCACCAAACTTCGCCTGCCCTGTAGTCGCCAAATCGTATGAGCCAATGCTCGCGCCATTGAGCGCGAGCGACGTCATCGTGCAGATGGTCGTGCAGCCGCCACCGCCCGCCGTCTGGAACGTCGGCAGAGCGCCCGCGCCATTGGAAGTCAGAACTTGTCCAGCGGTGCCTACGGTGCCGCTCTGCAGGGCGGCCGTTCCCGTCGTGCCGCCGAAGACAGGCGCATACGCGGTCAGCGTGGCATTGCCAGTGCCGCCGCCCGCGACGTTCACCGGGCCAGTCATCATCGACGTGAAGTTGGCCGCCGATGGCGTCCCGAGGAAGGTCGCTACGCCCGTTCCGAGGCCAGAGACGCCCGTGCTTATCGGAAGCGACGTAGCGTTAGTCAGCGTGATCGATGAAGGCGTGCCGCCCGCACCATTGAAAGTGACTGGAGCGCCAGCGCTTCCAATGTTGTTGCCGAGCGCCGTTGAGACACCTGTCCCGAAGCCCGTGATGCTCGCCTTGGGCAGTCCCGCGGCGTTGGTCAGCGTCAGCGAGGACGGAGTGCCGCCCGCGCCGTTGAACAACACGGGAGCGCCTGCGTTGCCCACATTGACGCCCAGCGCCGTGGCGATGCCCGTGCCGAGCCCGGTCACATCGGTAATGGCCACGGTTGCGGCGATTGCCGAATTGCAAGCGAAGCCCGTGTTGGTCGTCCACTGCAGCGCCTTGCTGGTCGTGTTGCAAGACGGCATGGAGAACGGGGTCGGGCCGGTCGATCCCGACGTCGCGTTCGCGAGGACCGTGTTGGCCGCCGCGTCGGCAAGGTTCGGGTTCGGATAGACGCCGCCGAGCGCGCCGCCGGCTGGCCCGGTCGGAGGACCACCACCACCGCCGCCCGATCCGTTGTCGATGCCACCGCCGACGTTCTGCGCCAGCGCAGGCCATGCCCACGCCAGCATCACCGCGAGGAGGAGAGCCCGGAACTTCATTACTGCACGCTGTACCAAAGGATGCCAGCGCACGCGGTCGCCGAGATGTCGTTGATCACCAGCGCGTCACCCGCGTTCGTGATCAGGTAGGCGGCCGTCGCCGTGAGCGGTTTGCTGTAAGCTGAGAGCAGGATCGCGCCCGTGAGGCTCGTCGACGCGCCGGACTTGAACGTCAAGTTCGTCGGCGTGGCGCACGAGATGTCCCAGCCCCACACGAAGATGCGCTTGCCCGTCTGGCCAGCGACGACGGTATTGTCGCCGCTCGCGCTAAACGACAGCACCGCACGTTGATTGAACCCTTGCGCCTCGACCTTGCTCGTGACGAGCAGGGTGAGCAACGCGCAGAGCAGAGAGATACAGCGACCCATTCTCAGCACTCCTCGAAGTCCTTGTCGTTGCGCTTCATGTCGACCGATCTCGGCGCGACGCGGCGAAGCCAGTCCGCGTGATTGTGGAGCATCGCTCCGATCTCCGACGCGAAGTGCATGTCGGCCTCGCCAGCGATGATGGACTTGGCTTGATCATCGCTGATACCAAGATCAGTGGGCCGCATCGAAAACTTGCAGCCATCGGCGAGATCAAGATGAAAGCGCATTTTGGTCCCTTTCCGTTGGCAGCTTGTTGGCCTTCGACAGATTGTCTCGGGCCGGCAAGACCTGCAGGTTGGTGTGAACGTGCAGACCGCAAACCGTGCGGCCCTGCAATGGATAGACGTGCAGGTCTTCATTACGGACGCTGCAACCCCGGAAACAATGACTGGCTGGTGCATCGACAATTTATAAGCTGACCGGGCCAAATCCATTCTTTCTCGTGCGGATCATACCATCCAGTCGCGACATCGTAGAGGTTGCCATCGTTTGCCAAGTGCGTAGGGCGCGGCGTCTTTCCCGCATGAGAATGTTTCCAGCGCGCCTTTGTCACCCCTATCTCAAGCTGCCTCGCCCTATTGAAAGCGGATGTAGCTTTCTGATTTTGATCTCTCGCAATGAGAGACGCCCGCCTTCGTGTGACACCGAACTGCTCCTCAAGCTCTTTGCGCAGCCCGCCGACGTCACGCCCCGTCTGCACCGACCGCATCACCGCGCCACCGACCGCAGTCAGGTATTGCTCGGGGATGCTCTTGATCAGCGTCACGTTCTCGGCCACGACCGCTTCGAGGATGTCCCTCTGCGCTGGCGTCAGCTTGAACGCCACGGCGAAGCCGGCCTTCGTCAAGATCGCCTTCAACTGCATGTCACTGCGCTGGCTGGCCGCCTGCGCGAAATACTCCGCAAGTTCCTGCGCCCCGGTGTCGAAGCTCGCGCGCCACTGCTTCGAGAGTTCCCTGAACAGCCGGCGCAACTGATCGGACGGTAGCTCGTCCATCGCCATGTCCGTGATCACCGGGCTATTCGGATCGAACGTGCCCTTGTTGCCGTAGGCGCTCTTGACCTGCTTCGGATCGAACACGGCGAACGTCGGTATCTTGCCCTCGTTCACCTTCACGCCGTCATAGCCGGCCGCCTTGGCTGCCGCGACGAACTCCGGCGTGTGAATGATCCGATGCACCAGAAACTTTTGCTCGGTGCCGTCGACCACTTCATCGCCGTACTTGCCGACTGTGAAGTTCAAGCCCGTGAGCTTGCGTATCTCTGCGTAGGTCGATTTGTCGTTCATGTCCTTCTTGATCACGACCGGCTTCTCGATCTTGAGAAACACCGGATAAACCGTTGGCGATTGACCCTCGCCATATGACTTCGCGCCAGAATACTTGTCGGCCAGCGCCGGCTTCGTGGAGAACCACGCGCCCGTCTCCGTGTTGAACTCCTTAATGCCGAGTTCTCCGGTCCCGTGATAGACGACCATCGGCACACCGCGAGATGCCGCCTTGCTCTTTCCGAACCACGCCTTGAACTCTGGCGTATGCACCTGAGCGGACTTTCCTGCACCGCCGCCCTCGGTCCATCGTCCCTCCTCGTCGCGGCGCTCGCTCGGGTCGAAGGCGTCCTCGGCCATCGCGGCGGCAAGCTCGGCGACGCGCGGCGGGTTCTCCTCGTAGACCTTGAGCACCGCGTCGGTCACGTCGTCGACCATCTTGCGGATCAGCTTCATGATCCGCTTGTCGTACATCACGCGCAGCCCGGCGTTGGGCTGCACCGCCGGCAGATACTTAGGCGGACGCGCCATTCTTGGCCGTCGAGTACAGGCCGCCCTCGTCGCTGTGCGCGCCGTTCGCCTGCGCCTCGTTCACCCGCCGACGATCAACCTCGCGCATGATGTCCTCGACCGTGCGCAACGGATAGCCAAGGTCCCATGCCACCATCATCTCGGTGCTCAACTTCTCGCGCGCAAACGTCTCGGGAAGCGACGCCCACTCCACGAAGCCATCGGACTGCATCGTGGTCATGTCGAGCCACTGCTGCAGGTCCTTGTGCCAGCGCGCAAACATCATGAGATGCTCCGGCTTGGCGTCGCCCGTCTGACGCTGGCGCACGATATGCGCCATGATCATCTGGTCCTTGTAGTTCTCAAGCCTCGGATCATCCATCGGAAGCCACATCGCGCGAACCCCTTCGCTGTTACGAAATCTCGCCACTCGGCGGCCGAGCCAAGATCGGCTCGATCTCCTCGAATTGCATCGTCACACCGCGCATCGTGACGGGCTCACCCGGCACCGACATGCGGTCGACCGCACCCGCCCGAATCAGCACTTCCTGCGGCACGGAGATCGCGAAGTAGCGACCATCCAAGCGAATCATGCCGACGCGGGCGAAGGTCATTGCGTCATGCCCGTGATCATGAAGCGGACCATCGCCGCCGCCTGATCGGCGCTGAACAGGTTCGTGCCTGTCGGCATGTCGTCGCCCAGCGCCATGTAGGACGGCTTATCGAACTTGATCCCTGCGTCTGGCGCGAAGCCCAGCGGCAGCTTCCAGCGCAGGAAGCGGTCGACCATGAGCTTGCACATGGCGGCATCGATCACGACGCCGCCTCCCCGCATCGTCGATAGACGAACAGGGTGCATCCATTCGCACGCCATCGCATTCGATGCGTTCAGCGCTGCCTGCGCGAACTTCATCGCATCGTTCGAGTCGAGAACCGCGCCGGCCTTCATGATCAGGCCCTCAATCTGCTTCTTCACGTCGTTCATCGGGTTCTAACTCCGATAGAGGCCCGGTGCCGCCGGGCGCGGTGGTTCAGACGTCTGCGTCACGTGCCAACCCGCAAGCTCCTGAATAGTGGAGCGCCCGGTTGGTCGTCTCAGCCGAGCGTCCCCGGCCGCAGAGCTTATGCCGCTTGATCCAGTTGGCGCGTGCTGCGCCCGCCATCCGGCCGCGCAAGACGCTCTGTGCGGTCGCCCGCAGGCCGTGGGTCGTCATCGCGCCTCGGCTCGCCACCATCCTCGCGCCCGCGCTCCTGCCTCGCAGGGTCGTCGCCACGGTCTTGGCGGTCCTGTTCCTTCTGCGGATCGCGCGGCGGCACGCCGGGCATGCCGGACAGTGCGCTCGGGCCGCCCGGCTGCGCCAGCGGATCGCCAGCCGCGCCCGGCTGTTGCGGCACGTCATTCGGCACGAGGCCGTCGTAGAACGAGTCCTCGTCGGCGGCCAAGCTCTCGCGCGCCTCCTCGGGATCGATGATGCCGGCCTGCACGCCCGTCGAGTGCGTGTCCATCTTGACCTTCTGCAAGTCCGCCTTGTCCTTCTCGGACATCGGCCGCAGGGACACGTAGTCGAACGTGATGTCGGGGTCGACTTGGCCGAACAGCGACAACTGGATGAAGTCGATCACACGGCCCAACTTCTCCGTGAAGAACTTCTCCTGAAACGCCTCGACCCACGCATACCACGCGCTCAACTCGCCTTCGCTCGAAGCGTTCAGGCCAGCCGGCTGGATGCCCAGCAGGATCACGACCGGGATGCCGGTGACGCTGCAGATGTGCTCCTGCGCCTGCGCCTGCAACTCGTTCAACGTGCCGAGCGGCGTGGCGACGTTGAAGAAATCCTCGGTGTCTTTGTCCATGACGAACAAGCCTTGGTTCGTCTGGAACTTCGCCCACAAGGCAAGCCGCTTGAACAGTTGATCGCCGCCCGTGCCCATCGAGGCGGCCATGTTCGTCTTGAGCCCGCGAACGCTGAACGACCAAATGAGATCGGCAATCGCCTGCCGCGTGCGCAGCCAGTTGTCGATGTACGGCTTGGCCATCTGCGACATCGACAGACCGCCGAACAGATAGGCCGGCTTGAGCAGGTCGGGAACATCGCGGCCGACGAAGGTGAGCAGGCGGGAGACGTGAGTCTCGATGGCCTGCACGAACCACGATTGCGGGTTGTACCAGTTCGACGACAGCGGATTGATCGAGTCGTATTCGTTCGGGTAGCACCAAAGCGGCTCGATGGCCTTGATGCCACGCAGGAAGCCCTTGCGGCCGGCGAACTTGAGCTTCGATAGCTCGTTGCGGCCGTTGCCGATGGGCAGCTTCAACTCGTCACGGTTCTCGCCATCACCCGTGTCGATGTAGAGATGCGCGATCCCGAAGAACCCATCGAGTTCAACCAGCTTGCGAAAGACGCCCTGCACATCCATGCGGGTCATCTCGGCTGTGATCGCGAGAATCGTCGCGGTCTTGCTGTCGTCGCCCTTCGTGCGCGAGCGCAGCTTGATCCACTTCCGCGTCATCTCCGTCGCCAGCACTTCCGAGATGCGCCGGTACTCCGGCACCTGCGAAAGCTCGCTCAGGTAGGGATAGCCGAGGAACGTCGTGCCGTTGACGAAGGCCGCGTTGTAGACCGAGTTCGCCGCCCATGCGTTCGCCTCGATCACCGGGCTGCTGTCCATCGCCAGCTTCGCGCCCTCGGGCACCACGCCCGGCGGCGGCTTGGGGATGCGGAAGGCGTTCGGGATCATGTTGCGGCTGCGCAGCCCGGCGCGGAACACCGCGTCGTCGGGAATACGCATCCACGGCTTGATCTCCGTGACGGTATCGAGAGCGTCCAGCGCGGCCTGCTGGACGTTCACCGATGCCGGCTTGGCCTTGGGCTTGCGTCGTGCCCGAGGCTTAGGCGTCTTGGCCATCAAACCCTAGAGCGTGATCGACATCGCCAGATCGGCGACCTTCACCACGACAGCGTCGGGCGAAAAGTCGCTGGACTGCCCGGTGAGCAGGCTGATCGCTACGAGCGTGCCCGGCGTCGTCGGCGCGATGTTCGTCAGCATGAAAGGGGTATTGCCGTCGCCCATGAAGCAATCGCCCGGCTGGAGCGAGCTTACCGGCGCGTTTTCGGACTGCGTGGCGTTGACGGTCTTGATCGTTGTCATCGTCTCTCTCCTTCAGGTTATCGCCCCATCTGATCGGCGCGGGCCAGAATCGCGTCGGTGATAACCATTGGCCTCCTCGCCGTCAGTCGGTGCATGTTCGCCAGCGCGAGAGCGCAGACGCAGTCATCATGGTAGCCCTCCGGCGCGGTGTAGCGGACGCCGGTTCGCGTGTACTCGTACTCGAACTCGTCAAGCTCATCGACGATTGGCCCCTTCGGATAGGTAAGCTCGTGGCCTTGGATCGCCACGGCCAGCGCCTCCATGAGCTTCTGCTTCGATGGCCCCGTGAAGTGATAGCCCTCGAAGTTCGTGCCTGAGCGCTTCTGCAGCATCTCGACAATCGGATCGCCCACGCCCGTCGAATCAACCAGCGCCGGCACGACGCCCGTGCACGCGATGATCCGCGTCATCGTCGAGTCCCACGGCTGCTGAAACCGCTCGAAGCGGCAGACATAGCCGGCCTGATCGAGCGCGATGCCGACCGTCCAGTCTTGGCTCTTGGCCAAGTCCCATCCCCACACCGCAGGGATGCCAGACGACATCGGATGAATGTTCGACGCGATGGCCGCGAGGCCGAACGGGTTGCCGCCATCGTCGGACGGCTCGGCGAGATAGAGTTCCTTGAAGACCTGCTCGGGCAAGTCGCGCTTCGCGTCCTCGATCTCGGTCGCGTCCAGCACGCCAGCCTTCACCGCATCGGCCGCCACGATCTTGAAGTAGGCGCGGCCGGGCTCACCAGCCTTGGCCTTGTGCGCGGCCAGATAGAACCAGTTCTTGCGACCCTTGACGTTGCCGATGAACCGGCACTCGCCCTTCGTGAAGGTCAGCGTCGACCGCAGCGCGTGCCAGCTTTCCGGTCGGCCGCGCGATGCCTCGTCGTACACCGCCGCGTAGACGTCCTCACCGAACAGATTGTCGGGCTTCTCGGCGCTCTTGAACGTGATCACCGTGCCGATGGTCACGAGCGTCAGCGTGTGCTTCGAGGCGTTCGCGATGAACGTGCCGACCGGGTAGGCCGCCAACATGCGCTTGTATGCGATGTCGGCTTGCTGCGAGACGGGAGCGACCCACCAATAGTTCTGACCCTTGCGGCCGAACAGCGCTTTCTCGAATAGCCACGCGATACATCCAACCGTCTTGCCGGTCTTCGTCCCCGCTTCGATGAAGCTGAACCGCGCTGGATGGCCCCACCGATCTCGCGGATAGAAGATGGCGTGTTCCTGCTTGGGATACAGCCACGGCCGCGTGTAGGTGATGTGCCGGGCTTCACCCCGACTGGCTGTCTTCTCGCGCTGCTGGTTGGTGCTCGATGACAGGGCCATCTCGGTAGCTGCGATCCTCGTCAGCCGACGCCGGCTTCGGCATCTGCATGTGCAGGTGGTAGTGCATCTCGCCGCCCATCTGATCCGTCGCGGCCTCGGTGTCGTCCTTCGGCCTGTCCCGCCACAGCGCGGGCTCGCGGTTCTTCGTCCAGTAGATCGCGGCCGTCGTGTCGCCCGGATAGTGCTCGATGTACGGCACGCGCACCGGGCGCTTCGTGGTCCTCGTCACTACGCTGCCATCGGCCGCCGTGCGCGTGGTCGTCACGTCGACCATGAAAATCTTCTCGGCCGGATGCTCCCATCCAGTTGCCCGGCGATACAGGCTCTCGTTGACCTTGAGGTTCGAGAGTGCCTTGCCGCCCTTTAAGGCCCCTCGAAACTCTGCGTGGGCCTCGATCCAGCGCTCGATGGTGGCAATGGCCACACCGAAAAACTTCGCGAGATCGTCGTTCGTGCTGCCGTACACCAAACAAGCACGGGCGGCCAAGGTCGCATACTCGGGACGGTAGGCGCTCGGCCTGCCGAATATCGTAACGGGCTTGCCCTCGGCGTCGAGTTCGGGCGCGACTTCGAGATCGCCCGGCACGACCACGGCCGGCAGGCGTTCGGCCTTCTTGCGCTTGGGCTTCTTCGGCTTACGCGCCATCGCCCGCCCGCTCTTGGAACTGGCGGCCACGCTTGCCCAGCAGGGCAGCGTCCTCAAAGTGGCCCTTGGCGATCAGCACCGGGATCGCAGCGGCGGCGGCCAGCATGGCGGCACGCCACGAATCAGGCGAGAGCACGGGGTTCATCGGAGAGCCGCCGCGACTTCTTCGCCAGACAATCCGTCCAACACCCAAACACGATAAACGCCGACGTCGACAATGCGCTGGCGATATTCCTCGAACCCGTTTTCGGTCGGGAAAATCATGGTGGTGTCGTTCTCGCCGACAGCCTTCCAAGTCCCATGCTTGGACCCACCGACGAGGAGGGCGATGCACCTAGCGGGCATGGCGCTCGGCTCTGCGCTCATGGCGGTTGCGGGCCTTCGATGGCGGCCATGTCTGAGTGATGACGCCATGGTTCTCGCCAGTCCCAAGCAGGAACTCAACTGGATCGCCGACCCTGAAAGCCCCCTCGACAGGGGAACACCCGCCGCCCATCGTCACAGTGTAGGTGCCCGGCGTGTTGTGCGTGAACGTCCCGCCGCCCGGTGGCAGCGTGATGTGCTTGGTGGTCACAGCCAGCCCCAGTTCTTGCCGGAGCGGATGCCTGTCACGGTGCGCCGGCTGATCTCGAACGCCCGCGCGATGGCCGACACTGACGGCGGGTCGATGCGGATCGACAGCAGGCAGCGGATCGCTATGACGTCCCACATCGAGAGCTTGGCGCGGCCGTGCCGCTCACCCCGCGCGTTCATGCGCCAGCCTTCCGCTCGCGGTAGGAACGCTGCCGGTCGGCCGCCGACTCGTGTACGCGCGGCCGACCGGCCTTGCTACCCTTGACGCCGGGGACGGGGACATGGCTGGATTTCGTAACGGACAATTTCGTAACGGCGTCACGGAGCTTCTTCGTGATCGGCTTGCGCTTTGCCAGCACAACAACCGCCGCACGGTCCCGCTCGTACTTCGCCTCGCGCAACTTGCGCAACTGCTCCAACTTCGACATCACGCGACCCTTCGTGCTGCCTCGCCTACAACTCGAACCTGCTTGACGTTCAACGGGATTTCCCGCTGCGCGCCGAAGAACGTGAACAGCGCTCGCACGCGATCAGCTTGCGACCACATGACCGGCCCCTCGAACCCCTCGAACGGCCCATCTGTCACGCGAATTATCGTCCCGGCTTTTATCAGCCCGGACCATGCCGTGTCGATCTCCTCGGCCTTGACGTACTGGCCAATGCAGCGATCAAGGATGATCTTCATCGCCTCGTCACGAATCGGCGATGGCCGCTCGGGAGCGCCGCAGATCAGGCGCTTCACGCCGCGAGTGTTGTTGATTGCGCCCCAGTAGTCTTCGTGGATGTCGAACCGCACGAAGACGTAGCTCGGCAGGTAGGGACGCTCGGTGGTCACGCGACGCCCTCGGGTCGTGCGTGTGATCAGGCACTTGGGCACAAAGGGCTGAAAACCCTGTAGGCCAAGCTGCTCCTCGGCGACAAGCTCAGCACAAGGCTGCGTGGTCGCAACGTACCAGCGTCTCAGCGGAAAATCCCCCACTACGGCTACCGCACCGCTATCGGTTGCGGTGCCGGGCCAGCTTTTGGCTAGGG